GGATCTATGCAAGATAGTAGAGTATGCTAAAATTCTAATAGATGAACTACCCGCTATGGGGGAGAGTAACATTGAGGATTAAAAGCAAGCCGTACCTTAAGTGGGTTGCATCTCTTCCCTGCGTTAAATGCAAGATAGAGGACGATACTATTGTCGCGCACCACCTTAAAGGTAGACACGCGCCCCTTTCGGGCGGGATGGGGTACAAGGCGGATGACTGGCTTACGATGCCACTGTGTTTTAAATGTCATATGGAGATGCACGATAGTGGTGATCTAAAGAACTACCAAGCAGAATTTATTTTAAAAACGCTTGCAATTGCGTTCGATGATGGTATAATAGACTTATGAACAGTGAAGTAGAGGGATACCTCAAACAAATAGAATATGTGGCTCCAAGTTACGCACAGGCGAAAGCCGAAACGTATCAGTTGACGGAGTTTAAAAAGACTCAGCGCGCCTTGTTATACAGTAAGGCTGTAGGCAAAACTGTAGCAGACAAGGAGAATTGGGTTTCGATGCAACCGGAAGTTACTAAGTCAATAGACGGTATCGCGGTTGCTATCGAAAGAGAGGAGCGTCTACGTTGGGAACTGAAGGTGGCTGAACTTCATATCGAAGTCTGGCGAACCGAACAGGCCAACAGGCGTTTAGAATCTAAAATTTTATAGGAGATTTTTATGAGTGACTACGAAGTAAAAGAGGGTGATATTGCCCTGTTCGTGAACGATAAAGAGGGGAATGACAATCGCCCCGATTTAACTGGGTACGCTATGATTGGTGGGAAGAAAAAGGATGTGTCTGTCTGGGCTAAAGACTCAGGCAAACTCCGATTTTCTGGCAAGGTGCAAGAGCCTTATAACTCTGGCAACTCTGACAGGAAAACTTCTCATACTTCTACTGAAGTTCCGTTTTGAAGATAGAGTACCATGATGGGGATACTGTCGAGATGTTATTCGACAGTAAGTCCCACTCTTATAGGGTGGGGGATGATATAATTCCTAGTGCTACTAGAGTGCTAGACGTTATATCAAAACCCGCCCTAGTTCCTTGGGGTTTGAAGGTTGGGGCGGAGTGGATGGCGAAACATCTCTTCCATGATGAGGACTCAAGTTCTAAGAACACTAAGGTATACAGGTCAAGGATGGCGCTTGAACCCTTGTTAAAAGGGATGAAGAGTGCCTACAGAGGAACCTCTAAGGACGCTTTAAACATTGGAAACCTAACCCATGAGTGGGTTGAGGGTGCGATCAATTGGAAATTAAACGGTGGGGAAATACCACAGATGCCAAAGCAGGACGAGGCAGTTAATTCCATACACGCCTTCAAGGATTGGGTTAGTCAGAATGTTGTAGAGTGGAAGTCATCAGAGGAAAAATTGTTCCACAGGAAACATAAGTATGCGGGAACTGTGGATGCGAGGGCTATTATTAATGGAGAATATTGTGTTATTGATTGGAAAACGAGTAAGAGGGTATACCCGGAGTATCATCTACAGGTTGCGGCGTATGCGAAAGCGGTGGAAGATATACATGGAATTCCGGTGGATGCTACCTACATACTGCGGTGCGACAAAGCGACAGGCAGGTTCGAGGCAGTCAGATCAACAGAAATAGAAGAGAACTTTCAAGCCTACCTTGCTGCGCTTACGCTGTACCGTAGGCTGAAGGTGTTGAAGTGAGCATACCCGCAATGGTAGTGTTTCACTTTGACTCTGCTCTGGAGTTGATGACCGATGGCATGGAGCATAAACTGTTTGACCCGGTTGAGATGGATCAACTGCTTGAAGGTTGCGCCAAGCAATGCGAGTACGCAACACACGAGTTTATGTGGAGAGCGTTCAAGAGAATGTTAAGTGAGGACGTTGGTGAAAATGTAGTGGGGTTAAAAGGTGTTCACTAAAATGGAGAAAAAAATGGAAGTTAAAAGATGTAGTGGGTATAAGGGTCATTGGGAATGCGAGAATGATTACCCGGATCATCAGGTTCCGGTTGAGGAGTTTAACTCTGGAACTACTAGGCATAACGGCGTTCAGCCAAGGTGTCGTAGGTGTAGTGATTACCACTGGTCTAAGCGCCCCAAACATCCAATAACCGGAGAAGTGAAGCGACACTGGAAAGAGCGTGCCGCTAAGAGTTATGGGGGTATACAAGGAACTCCAGAGTGGCAGTCATACCTTGACCGCGCAGAAGAACAGTGGGGTAAGGAAGTTACTTACTGGAAGATTAATGACAAGGTGGTAGACATCACCCCCCGATTTAAGTCTGAGTATGGGCCGTCAAAGCCCATGACTAAGAGGGAGTCAAAGGTGGTTGAGGGGGAGAAGGTTCCAGAGGGTTGGGTTTACATTGTGCAGAACCCTGATGTTCCTTGGGTGCTGAAGATTGGAAAAACATTTCCTGACGGCATCCGTGAGATCATGTCTAATGCTAGGAGATTTGGTAGGTCTGAACTGGTATATAAGTTCCAGTTTGCGGAGGCTCTAAAGGCCGAGCAAGCGGTACACGCTATACTACACTACTGTAATCTCCGCACACTAGGGTATGATGACTGCGGAATGGAACTATTTAAGTGTACTCTGGAGGAGGCTATAGATGCAATCAATAAAGTTTACTCAGAAAATGATAGACCAAGCCTCGCAATGGGCGAATGATCTAGGTGGAATTAAGAATTCCATTACGAAAGGTAGGGGTAATCTCGCCGGTAGGTTGGGTGAGATTGCTCTAGCCGATCATCTCTCAGTTGAGATACAGGATCACAGAGAGTACGATCTGGTTTATACAGGTAGAAGTATAGAGGTTAAGACTAAACGCCGCACAGTGGCTCCCAGAGCGCACTACGAGGTATCAGTGGCTAAGACTAGCAAGCACCAACACCCTGATCTCTACGCCTTCATCAGTATGGAGTTTGACAGGAAAGAGAATGGTTCTTATTTCGGTTTAAAGAACATCTGGTTGTGCGGGTATTCGGATGACTACTTTAAGAAAGCAAAGTACATGAAGAAGGGGGATCGAGATGAGTCAAATGGGTTCACTACTTTGGTGGATATGTACAACTTGAGGATAGATCAACTTGCTCAATCCATCTAAAGAACAAGAGAGAGAATGGGCTGAGAGCAGAAGGCTACACTTTGCTAGGTTCTGTTGGCTCAATCAGAATAAGGGGATGGAGGTTAGGGGTGAGTATCTGACTTGGGAGCAGATATTTGATAGGAATGAGGGGATACTTTTGAGGGAGTATGCGAGGGTACGCATGGCTGAACGGCGACAACAGCGCCAGCAGGAAAGCGAGTCAGACCATAATAAATCGGGGGATCAGACTTCCCTTCCCCTGTGAAGTCATCAGGGTCTTTCGTATTTGCTATCAGGATCGTGTCATCGTCCTGACTTATTAGCCACCCAACAGAAAAAAGGGTGGGGCAAGATATCTCCTGCTCCCACCCCGCTGTTGCTATGATGTCGAGCCACTCGACTACGACTAACTCTTTTTCTTTTTCTCCAGTGGGCCGGGTAGTATCCATCCGATCACCATCGGTGCTACGAATATTAGAAGTAATGCCCATCCGCCTATCTCCACTAATGATTGCATAATTGTCCAGATGTTATCAGGGGCGCAGTCCATATCACTCACCGATGTCCGATGCGATATCTCCGTTGCCACATCTACCACAAAAGCAGTTGTCATGGCTCCCGCTATCGGAGCAATCACACCCCCCGATAAGACAGTCCCCGCAGTCGCACCCACCGCTGCTCCCGCTGCTACCACTCCCGCCTTCTTTATCGTTGTGCATCCTATTGCGCCACAACAGATGGCGATGGTGAGCCAAATACTGCGGCCAGTACGAATAGAACTGCCACCGCTATCGTTATGCCCCACTTTACTTTCGGACTTAATGCTTGAAACTTTGCCCACATAATTATCTCCTTTATCTCTTTTTAGTATATTTCTTGGTTTCTCTACGTATGATTCTTTCTAATTCAAGATCATTGGCGCCGTAATAATCTCTGCTGCCCCTTGATCTTGAAACAGTCTTACTGTTAATGCGATCTCTTGGAGAGTAAGTGTTTTCATTATGAAGTTTTACCGCCTCTTTTATTCCATGCCTTGGTTTCTTGGTTCCCTTTCCACCAAGAATTGGCAAATCAAGCCCAGACTTAGTTTTTCTTCCACTGCCTACTTTTAGTAGTGGTGCTGAACGCCTCTTCTTCGTCTTATATATAGGCATAATTATCTCCTATCCTATTTTAATTGATGACCCGCATCCACAGGATTCTGTGCCTAACGGTGGTTTGAATATAAATCGAGCATTGAATATAGAGTTGTCTATATCAAGGCTGCCCTCTGTCAAATATGTTTGGGATGTCTGGTCTGCGAATATCACGTTGGTAGTTCCTTCGATGCTCAATGCGTCTGTACTCTTGTGATCCTCTTTCGTCAAGGTGACTGTAGCCCCACCACAGCCTCCACCTTTTAATCCTATGCTTAAGAACTCCCCAGATTTCAATACAGTATCTAATTGCTTCTGAGCCGCTGGCGTTACCGTCACTTACTGTTCCCATTGTAAACTTTATCCATGTGTGTTACCTTCACGACTCATTAAAGGCTGTTGTGGGTTCTGATGCTCTCATTCATTTGTCCATCTTGGATTCAAGCCTGTTAATGCAATCTATGATTCTATCAACCGCCGTATCAAAGTCTTTCTTGCTAACGTACTCTGTCTGAACTACGGTTATTCTTCCGTGCAACTTTCTATCCTCTGCCGCAAGACTATCAGTCAAGGAGAATATCCTACGCAAGATGAATCCACCCAGTAGTACCATGACTCCGAACATCATGTCGAATAGCATTGGGGCTTCCACTAGGCTTCATTCCAAGCGGTACTGGTTCCTTTCTCTGGGAAGTTTGGTTTAGGGTTTACACTGAAGGACATACCCGGCTCACTCAATCCATTCCACATGATGCAAGATTCTTCTGCATCCTTGCTTGACTTAGTGACCACTAGCGTAGAGGTTGACTTATCCTTGTTGGTAAACCACACCATCGTAGTAGCAGGACTCATATAGGACATCATCACTGGAGACTCTTGATAGTCCTGTGCTAGCAGTTCTACTACCCTAGCGAAACTAGGGAAACAGTGCAGTAGGATAGGTACTTGTCTATCAACCATGTCCTCTGGTCTATCCACCTGTGCTAATAGGGGTGTGCTGATAAGGGCAAGTGCTAGTAGTAGACTCTTCACTTCAAAGCCCTCCTACGTTTCTTTGATAGTTCCTTTAACTCACCTCTTATCCTATCCATCTCTTCCTTTCTCCTATCCTTGGCTTTTTGCGATGACTTAGCACCGTATACGCCAGAGTTAAAGTTGTTGCGAACAGTTCTTCTTTCGCTTTTCAATTCCCTTTCCAGTCTATCATACCTGTAACCAAGGCGTTTCCTTAGTTTGGTATCAGACACTGGGGTAAGTTTAGCGCCAAGGGTGGAAGCAAGTGCTGAACCCAGAGTGAATACATCTTTGGTTGGGCTGTATTCCCCACTCAACGCTCTAGTAAGTTTATCACCAGAGAACGATGGGAAGCCGGGTATAGGCAGGTTGGGAACAAACTGTCTGGTAAGATATTCAGACCTATCATCAATGGGTTGCTGTCTGAAAGGATCAACACCCATTCCCGCATAAATCAAAGAACCTGCCGCACCAAACGATGGCTGTAGAGATTGTGGCAAGCCCGGTATCCTACCCAGACCAGAGCCTTCACTACCTTCAAACAAGTTACCACCCGGCAGCATACGCTCTATATCAAAGTACCAGTCATCTTTTGTATCTGGGGAGATGGCGTCTGGAAGTTTGATCTTATTCTTAGGCATACCCGGTATACCGTACATGGGTGCATCCTGCAATCTACGCTGTTGCTTTTCTGAGTCAGCGTCAGATAATGCCTCACCTGTTTCATTCAATGCGCCCATCAACAGTCCCCACTTGGCGAACTTGATAGGACGTTTGGCCGCAGTTTCTGCTAGTTTGGGGATCACCCCATACATATAGGACACGAAAGGTAGCGGCCCCTCTCTTAGGAAATCAAGTACAGGGGAACTTCTACTGTAATCTACAAACCATTCACGCGCCATA